ACTCAAAAAAATTACCTGACATTTGTTTGTTACTCCTGATATTTATTTAAAGCAGATTTGATACCTAAAACAAAATCTGTGGCGGTGTTTGGGTTTAATACTGCATCTGCCGTTTGTTCTTCTGTTAACGTTGGTCTGTATAGAATTTCAACTGACGCTTGATACTGCCAGTGCTGACCAACCACAGTTGATGTTTCAAGTGGATTACTGATAAATCTCGATTGGCATGTTTTCATCCCGAGTGGGGTTTTCAGTGCAATTTCAAACCAGGCTGTTGCACCTAATAGTCCATGGACAATCCAGCCCTCAAAGATTGATGCTTGTGTTTCAGTAAAGATAAACGTCAGTGCTGCCTGACTGGGTACATTTACAAACCGACGTCGCTGCCTTGAACGGCCGCTGTCCATTTCTGTTCGCAACAAATTAGGCTGTTGTTGTAAGTTGTAACCAGACAAAAGCGGGGACGGTAATAAGCTTGGATAACTGAGCATTAAAACCCCTTTCTTTGCAGACTATATGTTTGCTCTAATGTTGCAGCCAGATCACCGCCACGCCGGATGTTAGCGACCATAATCTGCACTGACTGTTCTCCATTGGGGCCCTGAGATTGTGTTGTTTGCCCCGCTTTACTTGCATCCTCAATTAAATTAATCGTTATCCCAGATGTCGTTTTGGCGGCTATCTGTCCATCAACTACGCCACCGTCGGCATAGCCTCGATAACCTTTACGCATAGCTTCTACTGTCGCGACGCCACCGGCTCTTGCTACGTCTAATTGTGACCATACAACCTCCCCCTTATGCACTACCCCAGCTGGTTCGTATTTACCACCGGCACCGGTGTAACCACCAGATGCATAACCAGGTCCATCAACTACGCCACCGTCGGCATAGCCAGGAAATAAACTACCGACAATTCCTGCAATCATTTTTTGCGATGCAATCTTGGCTAGGTCATCTAATATTGATTGAGCAAAACTACTGAAGTCTGCTTTCCCTGTTGTGATAAAGCTTGCTAGTGCATCTGACATGCCGCCAAATGCACTGTCCATCAATGCTTCCGTTTGGCCAGCCATGTCTGAGGCTGCGTCGATGTAATTTTGCATTGATGACCGGGCGCCATTTGTCCAGTCCGCTTGTTTTGCATCGAGCTCGTTGTAGTAATTATCTTGTTCATTTAGTAATGCTGTTTGATGATCTTTCAGCATAATTAACTGCTGCTGGTATTCTTCATCAGTCGTTTTACCTGCAATGTTGTCGGATAGTGCTCTGTTTTGCTGACGTTCAATACTGCGCTCTATACCTTGCTTGTCAGTTAATCGCTGCTGTGCTTTATCACCTAACCCAAAACCGGCTAGCTTATCTGCATTTCGTTGCTGCTCTGCGGCTAGATTAGCGGTGAGATTGGTGCTGTAATTTTGCAGCCTAATGGATTCATTGCGTTTGCTGATTTCTTCGTCTAATGCGACATTTTTTTCTAACTGAGCACGTATAACCGATTGCTCAGCCAGTAAGCTTTTTTGCTGGGCGGTAAGTACGTCTTTGTTTTTGATGTCTGCAATTTGTTGTTCAAACTGCACTAACTCTTTTTGCGATTGTGTGAGCTTAACGTTTGACTCAAGTTGGCCTTGCAAACTGGCGTGGGTTTCACGCAATCGCATAAGGTATGTTGTTGCTGCGTCATCTGCGAATGCTTTAGATTTGGTCGCGGAGTCTTTGAACTTTTCATCAATTGATGCGAGGTCTTTCTTGATTTTTTCTGGGTCAAGCAGCGCACTATTCGGGTCAGCCTTGCGTACTTTTTCTATGTTACTTAAGTATTCGGCTGTCGCCTTGGTGCGTTTTTGTTCGTTGGTTAGTGTTTCGTCTGACACTTTTGCAATTGCACGCTGAGCTTCAATAGACTCTTGAGTTAGCTTGGCACGCTGTGCTTGATTTTGTGCAAGTTTTTCGGCAGATACAATTTGCTTTACCAGCTCGTTTCCTTCTGCTTGTAATTTTGCAAGGAGATTTTCACGGCGTACAGCTTCACCACCCGAGCCTTTACCTAATGCTATAAGCTCATTTATTTCTTTGGTGTTTACAGCGAGCTTTTCTTTTAACGTGTCCATTCGTCCAATATCAAGGATTTGGTCCCATGATATTGATGCACCGGTTTTAATCGCTTTCCATGCTTTTTCTATACTGCCAAGATTGCTGGTGATTTCGGTTGTTCTTTGATTAATAGCATCGCTATATGATTTAAATGCTAAATCTGCTGCCTCGGTAGTTTTACCTGATTCTTTTAATGAGACGATTTGCTCATAAACTGCTGCGGTTAAAAAATTGTATTTTTTATTAAGCTCTTCTACCGCTTTAACTGGGTCATCTGCTAATTTCGAAAATTCAGAGACGGTGTCAGCAACGGCTTTACCCGTTACGTTTTCCATTTGTACAGCCGCTAAACCGACTAACTCAATTTGATTGGCGGTAAACTTCCCTGTACTCGCAATTTCAGCCAATGCAGCCGCGGCTTGTCTTTGCGTTCCGCTGTAGTTTTCAATTCGCTTAGCAGACTCAATGAGTTGATCTGATGTTGTGCCAGCTGAGTTACCCGTTAGGATGAGTGAGTTACGCAGCCTATCTGCTTCCATGCTGCCTTGGTAATAAGCTAGCGCCATTACACCTACAGCCACAGTCACTACCGATGCAGGATTTACCAACCCTGCAATATATGAACCCATGGCTTTTGCCGCTGGGCCAATGCCACCAAACATGTCCTTTAACTGGCCACCTTGCTGCAAGAATACCGTCATAGGATTTTGACCTGCCTGCAACGATACCGCGATATCAGTAAACTGAGCAGGTAACCCTCTTGTTGCAAACGCCATTTGCTTTGCAGACAGCCCAGCTTTATTAAATTGAATATCACTTTTGTCTAACTGTGAACCCGTTTTACCCAGTTCGCTTCGCATTTGAGCTAAACGGCCTGCATAAAGCTCGTATTCACTGCCACCAATCGCCCCTGACTCTCGATGTTTTTGAAGCTGTCGCTCCATTTTATCTAGCTTGGCGTACTCTGCGACAAGAGGGTCTATCTGGCCCATTAAGCGCACTAAATCATTTTTCTGCTTAGTAGCCGCCCGAGCCACTTTGTCTAGTGATCGCTCGGCCTTATCCATACCAGCATTAAAACTGCCTGTTTCTGCGATCATGTTTAGCGTTAATGTGCTTAACGACCGATTAGACATTTCATTGCTCCAATGTGGGTGCCATCCTTGGCATTTTTAATTACTACGGTGTTTTAATGGCACTGGCTTGCAACATGACAAGTACATCATCAATGCTGGCTTCTTGATGTTGCTTGGATTCTGCTTGGCTAAATAGCATGAACTCGGATAAATCGGCTTTACCACCATGGATGGTGTTTATATGGTGCATTTGTGCAGCACCGATGAGTTCATGACGAGCTTGTAGACTTAATGGGCCATACTTTTCACGATAGGCCATCCAGTGCACGACTTCTTTGTGGGTTAGGTTTTGCTTGGCATGTTCGACGGTTCTTCCACCGACGCCTGCGAGGACAAGCTCGTGCCAGAATTCGTCGTCGGCGGTAAGGATTTTGGGTCAGGCGTTAGCCCAAAACCATTGACTTCGTTAATGGCGCCCCACAATGCCATGCCTAATGAGTCGCAAATTGGACCATGAGCGTCATTACCAATGATGTCGTCCACTTCAAATAACAGTGAACCATCTTCATTCACAATGCTTGACACAATGCGTGATGTGATGGAATCAACACCTAAATGAAAATGCTTGGCTTCTAGATTGGCTGTGGCAAATGATTTTTTGCGCACATAAATATTGGCACTTACCGTTTCACCTTTATCATTTAACCAGGTGATTTCTCGTTGCTCTGGTTTTGCAGGTGAATAAGAACCAGATTGAATGAGACTGGCAACACTTAATTGCATGATGTTTCCTTTTTATCTAATAACGCTCACTTTTTACTGTGAGCGTTCATGAGTGCTATTAGGTTTTAGGAACCAAAATGGGGTCACCAGACACTTGAATACCTACTGTTGACTTAACGACATCGTTTTGAGCAAACCCAAATGGGTAGGCTGTCATAAACCCATCAAATGTAATCCATGTTCTTGTTGCTGGTAAAACAAAGTCATCGTCTAAAGAGGTTGGCGCCGTGCCAACTGCGTCAGACCAGCCTAACGCCCACTTTAGCGTGGTGCCGGCCGTTTTTAATTGGTGTAAACGTAAATGACTTGGGTTTTTGGGATCGACATTTATGCCAAATGTTGCTGCACCTGGCGATTTTAGGCCTGATACAAATTCACGCGCCAAAGCTTCTAATGGGGTGGTTTCGATAGAATCAACGGCACTGTCGATACCATCGATACTGGTAACGGCAGTAATTGCCAAAACTGCGCCACCGACGGGGTCGATTGCGTAGAGCTGGGTGCCCTGTGTTTTCATACTCATATTTTTGCTCCTAACAAACGCCTTACGGCAGATAAAAAAACCCCTGCAGTTGCAGAGGCTATAGGTAGATAAAAGCTGGACTAAATTATCGTGTGACTATCCAATCCACATCAAAACTGTGTCGATAATGGCCTGTTTGTTCATCGCGGCTGTCGCCGTTATAGCTTGTTGTGTAGGCGTCTAGCTCAATGGCGAAACGTATCGCATCACCTACATTTGATGCGGATGAACCGGACTCGGCATATACGTCAATTTGCAGGCTAAACATATCGGTATCGGGCCTGTCTGACATGTAGTTGTCGGGGTTGCCGCCAATGACTTGCCAAACGGCATAGGGCTTGGCAACATTTTGCGGAGCCTGACCAAACGGATAAAGCCGCGTGGGATGAGAGCCCAGAAGTTGTGTTACGGCATCACTTGATGCGCATACAGAAAAGATGGGGGCACTACTCATGACAATGCCTTATCAAGCTCTTTTTCAAATTCAGTGACAAACCTATCTGTTACTTGGTTAACATTATTCGCTAAAGCTGGGCGCATAAATGGGTTTGCCCGGGAACGTTCAGTACCAAGTTCGATTAAGTGCCAATGTGGTGTATTTCCTTTGGCCCCTTCGTCTTTGTTTGGCACCGGAATGCGACCGCGTTTACTGGCGACCCCTACCCGATACATGATCACCCCTTTTTGACGAAATAGCCTGCTAGCAAACTGCAATGTGATGTTGTCTCGAATGCGGCGGCCAGTCTTTGGATCATCTACTGCAAGCGCATTTTGCTGAGCGGCTTTTTTTACAATACCAGCCGCTTTGCGCAACGCTGTGCGGGTGCCTGTATCATTAACCGTTTGGCTTACCTTGTTCATTCTTGCTTTGACATCTTTAACACCAAGCAAACTAAATTTAAACTCAGCTGGCATATTAAGCCCCTTGATTAACACCGTCTTTACAGCGTAAACGCCACTCTTGACGCCCTGTGAAGTCGGTTTCAATTGAGTGGATGTCGTATACTCTGCCATCCCACAATATGCGGCACTGATAAAACAAGCTGATATCGATGGGAAACCAGCGTATGTTAATTCTTGCGGTGGTTTCAGATTGTTTAGCATCCGCGGCAATAAACTCACGTCCGGCGCCTGTGAGCACTTCAGCGGGTACGCTATTAAGTAGCGTTGTGCCTAAAATATAGGTTTGCCATCCAAACAACTCTTCGCCTGATTGCGGATCTTGTGTTTTTACAGGCTGTTGTATATGAATTCGGTGACGTAGTCTGTGAGATAACATTACACGCCCCAACCTGTTCGATACGGCGTTAATTTTATTTCAGCGGCTAGACGCAATTTGGCGACGTCATCTGGTGCAGCTTGATAGTTTGCTTGTAGCAATATCATTACCCCCATAGTCACGCTAGGCGGTAACTTTCCTGTACTTTCTACAATCAAATTGGTGAGGGAGTCCCTTCCCAAAAATTGGCAGGCTTCGTCTTCAGCGGCGTCGAGCAAAAGTTGTAGCTTTTCATCATCGGCATCATGAATGATATCCAGATAAGGTTTTGCTTGGGTTAGTGTTATCAGGCCCACCGCAGACTCCTACTTAATTTTTTAATCACTACTTGGTCTTTTTGCTTGTGTCAGTTTTAGCTTTTAATGCTGCTTCTTCATCTGCTTTAGCTTTTAATGCTGCGGCTTCTTCATCAGCCTTAGCTTTTAGCTCAACCTCTTCGTCTGGGGCATGGTCAACCATACCAAGTGCTTTTAGTTCATTGAAGTTATGTTGCTCAACCTCAAATGGTTTTGATTGTTTGGTTTTGACTTCTTTTACGAAATAAAACGATTTCAGTGCAATAGCCATAACAGTAGCCATGGGGTTCTCCTAGTTAAAAACAATAAAGGCTGAACATTGTCAGCCTTATATTGATTTACTTGTCAGTTAAGTGATTAAGTAGCAGTTATACGAAGGTAAAATCGCCAGTCACAAATGCTTCAGGGCGATATACCGCTAATGCTAAGCGCTCTTCGGCACGAATACTGACCATGTTGTTTTCGAAGTCTTTGTCGTTCTCTGTAGAGATTAAGACTTCAATGTCCATGCGGTCGTAAATCTGTGCACCCATTTGGAAGGCACCCACTAAAAATTCATTTTGAATAATTGATTGGGTTTCAACGACTGGGCGGTTCCAAAGCGTTGGTGATGTTTGCCCCTGCGGCTTACCGATGAGGTAATTTTTATTACTGTCTTTGAGCATTTCAATGATGGCCCAATCGATAGGGTTTAACACAATGCCGTCTGCTGCATATTCAGCTAATGCCGCTTGCAGTAATGCTAAGCGAATGCGGTCAATGTGCTGCTCTGTGTCTACCGTTGCACCAGTGGGTTTAACGTAAGCACTGGCTTGTGGAATAATACCGTGCAAGTTAGCACCTGTGTTATTGCCGTACAGTAATTGCATTTCTTCTTTGAGCATTAGCCCGTATTTTGCTCGAGCATTAATAAAGCTTTGCAGTTGTTTTGCATCGTCTAAAATTTGGCGTGAGCCTTTAAACATGTGCGCAATAGTGCGAACTGCATTGTTAACCAGACTAAAAGTAATGTCTGAATACGGTTTGCCAGTGTTTTCTGCTACAACATCTGCG